ACCGCGCGCGAGGCCCAGCTGATGCTCGAGCACATCTCCGCCGGCGCCGGCGTCGCCAAGACGTGGCTCTCCGCTGCGGACGACGTGAACCGCGCGACGGCGGTCGAGATGAACTCACCCGTCGTCCGCCGGCTGCAGCGTCGGCAGCGGTACTTCCTCGGGTGCCTGCGCACGATGATCCGGTACGCGCTCGAGCAGGCTTCGCTGTCCACACGCCTGTCCACCAACGAAGACGGCATGGTGCCCGTGTTCGACGACGACGGCGACCCAGCCATGAGTGTCGAGGGCGAGCCGAAGATGGCCAAGCCCTGGGAGATCGTGCAGCTGCACGCGCCGGAGATCTCGCCACGCGACACCGTCCAGGGCGCCACCGTGCTCACCCAGCTGGCGAACCTGTGCTCGACCGCGGAGGCCCAAGGATGGTTCGGCCCCGAGACGTCGCGCCAGGTCATCGCGCTGGGGCTGCAGCAGGTCGGCTACGACTTCGACCCGAACGAGGCGCCGGAGGAGGACGAGCCCACCGAGACCCCCGCCGAGCAGACCTCGCGCGAGGAGCTCGAGGAGGCTCTGCGTGCCTTCCGCGGCTGAGCGGGCCTTCGCCAAGCGGATCAAAGAGCTGCTCGGCCAGATCGACCGCCTCGAGACCGACGCGGTCGCCAGGGCTCTCAAGCTCCTGGAGCGAGCTCGTCGGGACGTCGCGGCACGGCTGGCTGAACTCCCGGCGGGCTCCTTCACCGCCACGCACCTGAAGGCGCTGAAGAAGTCCATCGGACGTACGACGGCCGAGCTCCTGGCGCGGTACTCAGCCGAGCTCGACGCCACGATCACCGAGGCGGTGGGTCTGGGTGCCGCCTTCGGCGAGACCCCGGTCCTGCTGACATCGACGGAGCTCTCGCCGTTCGTGTCCCGGCGGCTGGTGGAGACGCTGCAGGGCTACTCGGCGACCCTCGTCAAGGGCCTGAACGCGTACGCGCGGCGCCAGATCGACCTGTCGCTCGACCGCATCGCCCTCGGGATCTCGACGCCGCACGAAGCGATCCTGGAGATCGCCGGCGAGCTGTCGTCCCCGTCGGTGTTCCGCTCCCTCGCGGCACGCGCCGAGGCCATCATGCGGACCGAGGTGAACCGGGCGTACTCCGTGGCCACTCAGGCACGGCTGACCCAGGTGGCGCAGGGCGCGCCCGGGTTGAAGAAGCAGTGGGTCACCGCCGGTGACACGCGCGTGCGCGCCACCCACGTGGCCGTCGGCGGGGACATCGTCGGCGCCGACGAGACGTTCTCGGTGGGCGGATACGCGGCGCTCTACCCGCGGGATCCGGTCCTGCCGGCCAAGGAAACCGTCCGCTGCCGGTGCCACGTGGTGCCGGTGGTCGACGAAGAGACGACCGCATCAGCAGGGCTCCAAACGGTCGGATAGACGAGGAGGGATCGATGGCCGAGAGCCAGACAGTGGACCCGAAGCAGCTGGAGAAGGAGACCGCCGCGGCGGCGCTCACGGATCACCTGAAGACGTCTCACAGCCCGGAGGACATCTTGGGCACGCGCCCGGAGACGACCGGCGATCTGATCGCGGTCACGAAGTTCGGCAACAAGGTCCGCATCACCACGGACGGCGAGGTCCAGGTCCTGATGGGACCCGGCATGCCGGCCACGCCCGACGTGTACGAGCCGCCCGAGATCGAGGCTCCCGCCGTGGACGTCGACCTCCCGCCGGCGCTTGAGGGGAACGCCGCAGACGACGAGGACGAGCCAGACGCGGCTGACGACACGTTCGAGGTCTTCAAGGGCGAGGACAAGGAGTGGTACATCCGTCAGGTCGCACCCAACGGCGAGGTCGTGCTGATCTCCGAGGGCCACAAGCGCCTGAAGGACGCGATGGAGGAGGCCGAGCGGGTCGCTGACGGCCGACCGGTCAACAAGGTCAAGGTCTGATCACCGCACGTCGTCTCGACGACTCACAGATCGCCGCCACGCTCGAACGCCACGGCTTCGCGACAGACACGCCCGTCATCGGGATCCGCTACGAGGGCGCGATCGTGATCGTGACCATCAACGACTCCGAGCTCGGTGCTGCGCACCTGAAGGTGCCGGCCGACGTGCTCGGTGAGGCCCCCGAGGAGCCCGACGAACGGGCCCGGGGGCTGTTCCACGAACCCCCGGAGTAGGGAGCGTCCATGCCCAAGAAGCTGAAGCAGCTCTTCGCGCTCCTGGCCGAAGCCATGACCACGGTCGCGGAGGCCGAGGAGTCGCTCGACCAGCAGTCGGACAAGGTCCGCGACGCCTGGCGCGAGCTCGCGAAGGCCAGGAAGTCACCCGAGTACGAGTCCGTCGACTCGTGGGCCGTCGAGATCTACGAGGACAAGGTCATCGTGAAGATGGGCGACGACCACTGGTCGGTGCCCTACTCCAAGGCCGACGACGAGGTGACGTTCGACCTCGAGGCGTCCACGAAGGTCCAGCGGCAGTGGGTCGAGATCGTTTCCGCAGTCGCGGAGGGCGTCTCGTTCATCCGTCCCGTCGCTGAGGCTGAGGGCGAGGAGCCGTCGGGCACCGAGTGGGACGTCGTGGTGATCACCGCCGGCGAGTCTCCGTCGCACGGCAGGATCTACCCGAGGCAGGCGCTCGCGGAGGCCGTGAAGGCCGGCGTCTTCGAAGGCGTCCGCGTGATGCTCCGCTCCGACGAGGATCACCTCGCCGGCAAGGGCAAGAGCATCGCGAACGTCGTCGGTTGGATCGACGGCGTGAAGATGAAGGGCAACGAGGTACGCGGCCGCCTGCACCTGTCCGAGGCCGCGGACAAGCTGCGCGCGCTCCTGGTGGATGCCTGGCAGCGCGGGAAGAAGGACCTGGCGGGGCTCTCGATCGTCGGCTCAGCGTCAGGGTTCAAGTCGGTCGTCCGAAAGGGACGCCGATGGAGTGTGGTCGAGGGGATCAAGACGGTCTCATCGGTCGACGTCGTCTACGACCCCGCGATGGGCGGGGGACTTCTGGATCTCGTCGCCGCGGAAGGGAAGGAGGAGTCCGTGGGACTCGAAGCATTGTTGAAGGCGCTCCGCCGGGCCGAGCCCGACATCGTGCGCCATCTCCTCGCGGAGGCGACCGACGAGGAACTCGCCGAGATCAAGGAGGCGGCCGACGACGGCCTGACCACCAAGATCGAGGAGGCCCTCGCGGAACCCAAGCCCGACGAGGACAAGGACAAGGGGAAGCCCAAGAAGGACGACCCCAAGCCCGTCGTCGAATCTGAGAACGACGACGACGACGAGGAGGACCTGGTCCCTCGCTCGCTCGCGCGCACGGTCGTGCGCTCGGCGCTCGCCGAGACCAAGCTCCCCGAGATCGCGAAGAAGAAGCTCGAGCGGCGGTTCGCCGGAGCGGCCTTCAAGGAGGACGACCTCACCGAGGCGATCTCCGAGGAGATCGAGACGTGGGCCGAGCTCGAGAAGTCAGGCCTCGTCCGCTCGCAGGGCTCGTCCCGAACGGGCGTCGAGGTCGGGACCGAAGAGCACGAGCGCGCCAAGGCGGCGCTGGACGGGTTCTTCCTCGAAGAGGCTGTCGAGGTCGACGGCGAGAAGATCCCGCCGTATCGGAGCTTCAAGCGGGCCTACATCGAGCTCACCGGCGACGGCGCCGGCGACGGCGTCATCACGGGCGAGATCCCGATGAACGGCGGCGGGAAGCTCGGCCTGTCGGAGGCCAACGGCGGAAGGACTCGGTTCAAGAAGCTGCACCTGGGCGAGCCCGTCGGGGACGACCTGGTGGAGGCCATCGCCACAGGCGGGTTCACCGAGATCCTCGGTGACTCGATCCGCCGGCGCATGGTCGCGGAGTACCGTCGCTCGGATCTGCGGACCTGGGAATCCCTCGTCGACGTCGTGCCGACGGCGGACTTCCGGACCAACCGCATCACGCGGCTGGGCGGCTACCTGAACCTCGCGACGGTGGCGCAGGGGGGCGCGTACGCGGCGATGACCTCGCCGACGGACGAGGAAGCGACCTGGGCGGTCACCAAGCGCGGCGGCACCGAGACGATCAACCTCGAGGCCATCGCCAACGATGACGTCGGCTTCATCCGGAGGATCCCCACCCGGATGGCGCGTGCCGCCGCCCAGACGCTGCACGAGTTCGTGTACGAGTTCCTGAACTCGAACGCGGCCATCTACGACGCGGTGGCGCTCTTCGCCGCAGGCCACAACAACATCGGCTCCACGGCGCTGTCGGTGACGAGCCTGAACGCGGCTCGCCAGCGGATGCGCAAGCAGCTCGAGAAGGACAACTCCAAGCGGCTGGGATTCGTGCCCGCCTACCTGATCGTCCCGATCGAGCTCGAGGAGACGGCGTTCGTCCTGACCATGTCGGACAAGAGGTCCGGCACGGCCGACAACGACGCCAGCTTCGCCAAGGCCCAGGGCCTCACCTACACGGTGGTGGACTACTGGACCGACGCGAACAACTGGTACGTGGCAGCCGACAAGGCTGCCTGTCCGCTGCTCGAGGTCGGGTTCTACGGGCCCGAGGACCCCGAGATCTTCGTGCAGGACCTGCCGAACGTCGGGTCGATGTTCACCAACGACCAGGCGACGTACAAGATCCGGCACATCTACGGCGGGGCCGTGCTCGACTTCCGTGGCCTCGACGGATCGATCGTCGCCTAGTTCGCCAGCGGCGGCTGGGTCCGGTACCGATCCCCCTCGAGGTGCCGTAACGGGCCCAGCCGTCTCCATCTCCAGAAAGGAGCTCCCTCGTGGGAGACACCCATCTCAGCGGCCTCGTCGTGGCCGGCGGATCGGCAGTTGACCCGGCCGACTTCGCCCTCTCGGCCGGGTTCGGCACGACCGCCTCGGTCGCCGTCGCGGCCGGCTCCACCGACCGCAAGGGCCGGATCACGATCACCTCGTCGGGCACCGGCCAGGCCGCCAACCCGACCTGCACGCTCACGCCCAAGGACGCCTACGACGCAGCGGCGCACCCGTTCACCACGCGTGGGGCCGAGACCGGTGACGACCAGCTGAACGTCGGCGTGCCGGCTCGCATCCCGCCGGGCGGCGCGACCCTGGTGTTGACCTTCGCCGGGACGCCCGTGGCCGCCGACACGATCACGATCGACTACGTGACCCTGTGATGGGTCCCGTCGAAGCGGTCGTCCGCACCACCTCTGGGCTCGCCGACGTCGAGGGCATCACGCCAAGGCACTACCACGGCGCGAACGTGGACGCCAGCGCGGCCGCAGTGGTGAACATCCGGGACGGCTCGTCCACGGGCAAGATCCTGGACACGCTTCGCGCGGCCACCGGCGCTGAGACCGGCACGCCGTTCTCTGAGCGCGGGATCACCACCGCTGGTGGCGTTTTCGTCCAGATCCTCTCGGGCACCGCCACCGTCACCGTCTACGTCACCTAGTCCGTCTCAGACCATGGGGAGGTCGCGCCCTTGCGATTCGTCATCTACCTCATCGTGGCGTCGATCCTCTGGGTCGGCCTACTGCGGACCTGTATCGGGCCCGACCTCTGATCTCCAGCCCAGGAGGCGCTGATGGCTGATGCGACCATCCAGCTGCCGCCTGACTCGACCGGCAAGAAGCTCCGGGTCTTCGGCCCGCTAGCCGACGGCAGCTTCGTCGAGGGCGTGGCCATCACCGATGCGAACGGTGACCAGCTGCTCGCGCCAGAATCACCGAAGATCGCCGCGACCACGAGCGTGAACCTCGCGGCCGGGGCCTCGGTCGACCTCGAGACCCCGGACATCACGACCGGCACCACCGGCAACCTCGAGCAGGTCACGATCGCGGCCTCGGTCCCGCTGAAGGCCGAGATCAAGACCCGCGACGGCGCCGCGATCGCGCTCCGGGACACGGTGTTCACCTCCGAGGCGCACCTGACCCAGATCTGGCGAGGACCGAACAAGAAGTACGTCACGCAGGTCGGGGGCACCACCCGCCGCTTCCGCGTGACGCTCACCAGCCTCGACAACATCGACGCGGCCGACGTCTACGTGACCTTCTTCTACGACGAGGTCACCTGATCGGGAGGGGGAACGACGATGACGGTGAAGACCCTGCGGAGGCGGAAGCCGAAGCCGGTCGTGATCGAGCGCGCCGATGCCGACGAGATGGCGGCGATATACGAGGCGCTGGTCGAGGCGATCCGCGCCGCCCGGAACGCCGCTCGCATCCAGACGATGTGCCAAGACGTCTACGCGCGGTTCACCGCGCAGCTCCAGGCCCGCTACGCGCTCCCCGAGAACTTCACGGTGAACTTCGGGAGTGGCGAGGTCACGGTCCTCGAGGTGCCGACGGATGGGTGATGTCGGGGCGGACGACGTCGCCTACCAGGTCAAGAAGCTGGAGCACCAGCGGAAGCAGATCGAGCTGAACGTGTCCAGCTCCGAGCTCCAGATCCTCGAGGCGAAGGCGACCATCGCCCGTGCCAAGGAGAACCTGACCGCCTCGGTCGGTGCGATCGAGGACATCGACCAGCAGATCACGAAGCTGAAGGAGTCCGATGGCTGATACCCGTGGCCGCCAGGCCGTCAAGATCACCGACCCGACCACCAACGCGAACGAGGCTCGGGTCACAGCCGCCGGGAACGTGGGCGTCGACATCGGCGCGTCCATCACGCTGCCGGTCGACACCGAGCTCCCCGCCGCTGCGGCTCTCGCGGACGCGACGGCGAACCCGACCGTTCCGGGCGTCGGTGCCTTCAACCTGCTCTTCAACGGCACGACCTGGGACCGCATGCAAGGCACCATCGCGAACGGCCTGGATGTCGACGTCACGCGCGTGACGGGCACCGTGACCGTGGACTCGGAGCTGCCTACGGCAGCAGCCCTGGCCGATGCCGCAGCGAACCCGACGGTGCCTGCTGTCGGCTCGTTCCTGGTCGGCTTCAACGGCACCACATGGGACCGTGTCCGTACCGCGAACACCGGGCGCCTCCAGGTCGACGTCATCACCGGCGGTGGCGCAGACACCCCGACGAACCCGGTCATCTCCTACCAGACATCTGCGGCTCTCGCGGCCGGCGGCACCGTGGCGCTCACGACCGCCGAGGCGGCCTCGAAGAAGCTCTCCAAGGTCGATGTCTGGTCCTCGGTCCCGTTCAAGGCGACATTGCACACGGTGGACAACGCGATCGAGTCCGGGGTGAAGGGGATCGGCGGTGGCCAGGCGGCGACCCCGTGGCAGCTCAAGACCCCCCACCGCAACTACATCACGCTCGGCGCGACCGCAGGCCTCGATGCCTTCCGGGTGAACGTGACGAACCTCGACAACAACTCGGCGGCCGACGTGTACGCCGTCTTCCACTACGAGGACTGAGGGGGGTGAAGCGCATGGCGAAGGCGAAAGCTCAGACCGGCAAGTGCTCGATGTGCTCGAAGATCAAGACGCTCAAGGTCGTCCGGGCCACCGGTGCCGGCGGCGTCACCTACGAGACCCGCATGTGCTCCACGTGCGCCGCCGCCTACCCGAAGAGCTGAGGCCGTAGATGGCCGACGTCTCATCCGGCGCGTCCCAGATCCAGGGCGAGGAAGCTCACGACTCCCCCGTCGTGGGCTTCCCGGTCAGGACCGGCGGCAGAGCATCGGCGGCTGCTCCTGCGGACGTCTCCACTGACGGGGACGTGGTCAACGCCTGGTATCTCCGCAACGGCGCTCAGGCGGTGGTGATCACCGCCAACGGCGTGCTCATCGGGTCCAACGCTGCCGTCGCTGGCAACGGCGCCCTCACCGAGACGGGAGTGCTGGCGGCCGGGATCGGCCCCGGCTTCGACCATCGCGTCAACCCGGCCAACCTCGGCACTGCCGTGAACTCGGCCTCCGCCGTGGACACGAACGGCGCCGCGACCGTCGGCATCCAGCTCAACACGACGACCACGGGGACGATCGCGTTCGAGGGGACCAACGACGGGGTCACATGGCTGGCCCTGACCGTCGCCCAGCTCAGCGGCGCCGAGAACTGGCTCACGTTGCTGCAGGTGGGCTCCACCATCGGGCCCACGGTGGGCAACCATTACGTAGTGGCCTGCGCAGGGTTCCGTCAGGTGCGTCTCCGCACCGCTAGCACCCTCGGCGCGACCGTCGCGCACGTGTTCACCCTGAGCCTCTCCGACCTGATCTCCTATCCGAGGGTCTCGGGCATCGCTCGCCACGATGACACGCTCGGGACCATCACCGCACCAGTCTCCATCGGCGGACAGATGGAGACGATGGCCGACTCGGCCCCGCTCACCCGTGCCGGGACCGACGGAGATTCGAACAAGCTCGCGACCACCGACGGCGCGCTGTTCGTCATCCCGACCGGCCCGCAGGCGTGGAGCTACCACGAGAACTCCTCCTCGGCGCTCACCGACGCATCCGTCCACGCGGCACCGGGCGCGGGCCTGTCGCTCTACGTCACGACGATCATCGTCTCGACCGGCGCGGCAACGGCCCTGAACGTGTTCTTCGAGGAGGGCGCGACCACAGTCCTCGGCCCCTACTACCTGGAGGCGGTTGCGGGCCGAGGCCTCGCGCTCACGTTCCAGACACCGAAGAAGATCACCGCGAACACCGCGCTCACGATCACGACCTCGGCGGCGATCGCGCACGGGATCGACGTGACCGGGTTCATCGCGCCGGGATAGGAGGACCCGATGGCAGAGTTCAAGGCGCTCGCGATCCAGGTCTCCGCCGGACAGGACCCTGCGGTCAAGATCATGACCGAGACCGCCTTGGACATCGACACCCGGACCCTCTCTCTTCGGACGGCGATGATCGCGCTGGCCGAGGAGGCTCGTTCTGCGGTTCCCGGCGGTGACATCGAGATCCGCGCCACGATCTACGACGATGGGTTTGTGAAGGTCGCCGTCCACCAGGGCTTCGTGCCGGTGTAGATTGGCTGTCGCCTTCTCCGTCGAGCGGGCCGAAGACCCCGACACCACGAACCAGACGAACTACCCGATAGGCGCAGCCTTCACCCCGGCCGCGGACACGCTGCTCCTCGGTGTGAACGGTTCGGTGGACCAGACCGACGCCGCGTACACGCTCAACTCGCTGAACACCTCGCCGAACGTCCTCACCTGGACCTCGATCCGTGCTGCGTCGACTTTCACGTCCACGCAGTTCGCGCGGCTGGGATCCTTCTCGGCTCTCGTCGGTGGCTCGCCTGAGTCGGTCAACATCACTGCGGTCCACTCCGAAGCGGTGACGGGTCACAGCGGCTGGATCGGGGAGTTCACTGGCCACAACCCCACGACGCCGATCAAGTCCAACCACAACGGCGTGAACGACGGAACGACCGACCCGAACGTGTCGCTCACCTCTGCGCCGGACGCCGACTCACTCGTGCTGGGTTGCGCCTCATGCTCGAGGAACCCGCCCGCTTGGACACCGGAGGCGGGCTGGACCGAGCACATGGACAACGGCCACATCAACCCCGCGTGGGGGCTCGGCGTTTACTCGAACACGTCGGCCGACCAGTCCTTCACCACCACCGGGGTCGACGTGAGCCACTGCTCGCAGATCTACGAGATCGACGCGGCGGCGGGCGGTGCGGCGACCCAACCCGGGTGGGTCATCTCATCCGGCGGATGGTGGCTCCTATCGCTGCTCGCACGTCCGATCCTGCTCCGCTCCTGGTCATCGGTAAACGGGCGGCTCGTCGGTGCCTGGGAGCACCCACTGCGTGACGTGATCCTTGCCGCTCGCGATGGGCTGTACGTCCCTACCACGCGCGAGCTGTGCGAGCTCGGCCTCGCGGCCTGAGAGGTCTGAACGATGCCGACCGCCACGCTGATCGCGCACTGGATGGGCGGATGGCAGCTCCCCGAGCTCGCGGTCGAGATCGGCACCCCGTCCCGCAAGTGGCTCCTCGGAGATCCCGAGGCGAAGTTCGAACGCTCACCAGGCCGCGCGAAGTGGGCCGGCGGAGCGCAGGAGACCAAATGGGCCCTGGGTAGGCCCTCACGAAAGACGGAGGCGCCGTGACGATCCGGGTCCACTCGCTCTCCAACGAGTTCATCCGCGTCCCGGTGCGGGCGCGCGAAGCCGGCATCGTGGTCAACCCGACCGGCAACGCCGTGGCCCTCGCCTTCAAGTCCTCGGGCGCGCCGATCGGTGGGGACTTCATCGCCGGTGCTTGGGAGACGGACGCGACGACAGACCCCGATACGTACTTCGCGCGGATCCGGGTCGGTGGAACAGGCTCCGGTGCCACGGTCGAGCTCGCGGACGCCAAGTACCGGGTCTTCGTGAAGATCACCGCGACCCCGGAGATCCCCGTGATCGAGTCCGACGAGCTGCTGGAGGTCTACAGCTGATGGGTCGCTCCCTCCCCACTTGGCGCGACCGGTGCCGAGACCGGCTCGGGAATCCCCCCGACGAGGTCATCTCACCGGGGTCGCTCGAGGACTTCGTTCGAGCCGCGGTCCGTGCGTTCTCGGGGGACCGTCCGCGGACGACGTTCGCGAACTTCGCCGGCGACGGCGCGGCCTTCGATCTGGCGATCGCATCGCTCACCGGCTGGGTGAACGTCTTCTCCCAGGTCCGGGCGATCGAGTACCCCCAAGGTGAGCGCGAGCCCGTGTACCTCGACGAGCAGTCCTTCATCCTGTATCCGACGGACTCGGCACCCACCGCCGTTCGCCTCCTCGTGGACACCCCCGCCACCGGGAAGACCGCTCGGGTCTACTACACGGTGCCCTGGCCGATCCCGACCTCGGATCCTGCCATCGACAAGGTGGCGGACACCGATTACGAGCCTGTCGTGGCCCTGGGCGCCTCACAGGCGGCCCTGGAGCTCGCAGGGCGGGCGGCCGGCCACCAGCGCCCATCCCTGCCCTCAGCCTCGCTCGTGGGCGAACAGACGGAGCAGAGCCGCTGGTCTGAGCTGGCCCGCATGCTGGCCAAGGAGTACCGCGACCACGTGGGCTCAGGCGATGCTGGAGAGGCGCCGGCCATGGGCGTGATCGACTGGGACGCCCGCTCGAGCTGGGACGAGACGGGGCACCGCTTCCTGTTCCGCGATCCCCGCCGGTGAGGATCAGCTTCCGGATCCGCGGCGACGAGCGTCTACTCGCGCACTGGGGCGACGTCCCCGGTCGCCGGCGAGCGCTCACCACGGGCTTCGACCTCGCCACCCAGATCATCCATGGAGCCGTCGGCATCAACACGCCGGTAGGTGTCACCTCGATCCTCCGCGGCTCCTGGCAGACCGACACTCTGGTCGCCTGGCCCCGGATCCTGGGCGTGGTGGGGAGCCCGCTGCTCTACTCAGAGGTCATGGAACGCGGCCGTCACGCCGGCGCGCAGATGCCGCCGCCGGATGCGCTCGCCTCCTGGGTCGCGACCAAGCTCGGACCCGACGTCTCACCGTTCGTCGTCGCGCGAGCGATCGGCCGCAAGGGGATCACGGGGCACGAGATGTTGCGCCGGGGGATCGACGAGACCCGACCAGCCTGGGTCGGCGTGATCCGGCTCTCGGTCAGACGGATGACGGAGGGGTAGATGCCGCAGTCCACATGGCAGGCGATCACCGATCGCATCGTCGCGCAGATGGTCACCGTGACCGGGATCGGTCGCGTGTGGAACCGGAGCCGGCTCATGTTCGACGAGGCCTCGCTCCTGGAGCACGCCACCGACGAGATCGGGGGCGAACGCAAGCTCCGCATGTGGACCGTCCACCTCGAGTCGCCGGCGAACTCTGCCTGGTCGGACTCAGGCGGGAACGCACAGTGGGATCGCATGGCCGTCATCGAGGGCTTCCTGCAGATGGAGGCCGACGACGACCCCGAGCTGAAGGCGGTCGCTCTGGGTGAGGCCGTGATCCGGGTGCTGAACACGGACGTCCGTACGACCAAGCTGGGAGGCACGGTCCTGTGGGGCGGGCCTGCCACGTTCCCGTCCGGTCACCATCCGGGAGCCGCGACCCAGTACGCGTTCATCGTGTGTCACAACGTCGTCGTGCACCTGCCGCTGCACACCGTGGAGTCCCCGTGAAGGAGAACACATGTCCAACGTGAAGGCCCGATACCTGGGCGGCACGCCGATCTACATGTCCCACTTCGAGGCAGAGATGAGCGGCCCACACGCCGGCGAGTGCTACGTGATAAAGGCTGACGGTGATCGGGAGTTCCGGCCCGCCGGCGCCGAGCTCGCCGAGGACGAGGTCTACATCGCGACGGACGCCGGCGCGCTCGTCGTGACCGGGGATGTGATCGAGCTCGACAAGGACTCTGCGGAGGGGCGCGAGGACTTCGAGGTCGTCGGCAAGCCCGCGAAGGCGGAGAAGGAGTAGCCCCCGATGCCAGGTCCCTTCGCAACCTCAGAAGCTGAGAACTACCTTGGGATCGGACGCCAGACCGTCAAGGGCACGGGCGTCGCGCCCGCGTTCTGGCCGGCGTTCCACGACGACGTCGACCTGTCGCACGGCCAGGAGATATCCGGACTCATGGAGGCCGGGGGCTCGGGCTCCATCACGCTGTCGGAGAAGCTCGGGCACATGGCCAGCGGAGGGTTCCAGTTCCGCGCGCGCCCGTCAATCGCTGCGCGCCTGACCGCATACATGCTCGGGGCGGACTCCGTCTCGGGCGTCGGGCCCTTCGACCACGTACTCACCCACGACCTCGTCACCGACTACCTGACGATCGAGCAGAACCTGTCCGACGAGGGGATCGAGCGATTCATCGACTCGGTCATCTCGGAGCTGACCTACGAGGTCGACAACGAGTCCACCCATATCGTCCGCGTCTCGGGGCGGTGGCTCGCCGGCTCGCCGAACTTCCAGGCGACGCCCACCACAGAGAGCTACGACGCCGAGACGCCGTTCGTCCTGCGTGACGGGATCTTCACGCTCAACGGCAGCGGCGCTACCAACGTCCAGAAGCTGAGCATCACCGCGACGATGCGCTACAAGGTCGAGAAGGTCGCGGACGTCGTGCCGCTGTACCTGATCAAGATCGGCCTGGATGTGACCGGTTCGATCACGCAGCTGATGCTCGACTGGTCGACCGAGTACCGGCTGGTCAACTACGGCTCGATCACCGGGACGGTGCCGCTGAAGAGCCCGACGCCCGGCGCGCTTATCGCGGACTTCGCCTACGGCGCGGGCGCCTCGGCTCGCGCCCTCAAGCTCGAGGTCCCCAACCTCGACTGGCTGGACGCGGTCTACACGCCGCTCAACCCGAACGGCGATTCCGTGAAGGTCGTCCGAACGTTCCACGGCAGGGCGGTGAGCGCCACGCCGATCTGGCGGGTCACCGCGAAGACGAACGACAGCGCGAACTACCTGATCTAGTCCGGGCCAGACTAGGAGGGGGGACCACGTGGACGTACCTGAAGAGATCCGTCGACTGCTCACGGGCGGGATCGTCGACCTCGACGTGTTCGCGGACTCGCCCGTCGACTACAAGCTGCATTCCGCGAAGGGCGAGGAGCTGCACTTCGTGCTCCCGACCGATCTGCCGTTGCCGATCGGGCTCGCGATCTTGGGCCGCCGCGACGCGTTCGATGCTGTGCTCGACGAGGACGAAGAGGCGATCGCCGAGGCGTGGGATCGGCTGCTCGATGTTTTCGCGGTCGCGGTCGCCATCCGTACCCCCGACTGGTCGGGGCCACGCCTCGTCGCCGAGCTCGGCCAGAACGCGATGATGGGCTGGATCAACATCGTCATCGGGCGGCTGCAGTTCCAGCAGACGCAGCTCTCGCTGGAGGACTACATCCGCTCGGTGCTCGAGCCACCCAAGGAGACGAGCGAGGACCCAAAAGCCTCCGGTTGATCGAGCTCGTACGCGGGCTGGGCCGCCGCAACGGCTGGTCCCACGACTACTGGCGGACGATCGGCTGGTGGGAGTTCTGGGCCTCAGCGGCCGAGGCGATGGCTGCGGGGTCGCCTCCGGACCCCGACGAGGCAGTCCTGGACGCTCACGAGGCCCACCTGGCCCGACTCGGCGCCGCCGTCTAACCACCTCGCCCCGTGCACCCAAGTGCATGGGGCGGCTCGCTGCTTGAGAGGACCTCTGCATGGCCCAGTACGTCGAGGAAGTCGAGATCCGCGGGGACAACTCCCAGTACGAGCGCGCTCTAGCCACGACCACGGGCAAGACGAAGGCAGCCACGAAGACGTGGTCCCAGAACTTCTTCAACTTCGGCTCCGTGGTCAAGGGCATCGTGGCCATCCAGATCGTCCGGTACCTCGCCCAGTTCACCGTGGCCGTCTCCCGTGCTGCCTCGGATCAAGAAGAGGCGCTCAACGCCATGCGCGTCACCTTCGGTGACGCGGCAGGGTCCATCGAGGAGTTCGCGTTCAGGGGAGCCGACGCCTTCAACGTCTCGCGGAGCGCCGCCCTGTCCTACACGGCGACCCTCGGCGGGATCCTCCAAGCGTCAGGTCTGGTCCAGCAGGCGGCCGCGGAGATGTCGATCGAGCTCGTCAAGCGCGCGGCCGATCTCGCATCGCTGAAGAACCTGGAGATCCCCGACGCCCTGGAGAAGATCCGTGCCGGCCTGGTCGGCGAGGTCGAGCCCCTACGGACCGTCGGGGTGCTGCTCTCCGAGACTGTGGTCCAACAGGAGGCGTACGCCTCGGGGATCGCCGAGACCGGAGCGAAGCTCACCGACGCCCAGAAGGTCCAGGCTCGCTACAACATCATCATGGAGCAGACCGCAGTCGCGCAGGGAGACGTCGCGAACACGGCCGGCTCGGTCGCCAACCAGCAGCGCGACCTGGCCCAGACGTGGGAGGACAACGCTGCGACCCTCGGGAGACGTCTCCAACCGGCCATCGCGAAGCTCCAGCGCGCGGTCCGCGACCTGATCCCTCTCCTCACGACGCTGGCCGAGAAGCTCGCCACCGGCGCCGGGTGGCTCGCCACAGCTGCCAGCAAGGTCGGGGGCTACGCCGCAGCGCTCGACAGGGCCTCACCGATCATCTCCGACGCCGGGTTCGGGACCAACGCCTTCAACGAGGGACTGCAGGCGCTCGCCGAGACCAGCGGCAGATTGACCCTGGGCGACCTGACCACCCAGATCCGTGACCTCTCCGACGAGACGGCCGTGGGCTTCCGCAACGAGGAGGAGCTGGCCGCCGGCCTCCGCCGGATCTTCTCCACCTCCTACGGCAGCTCGGTCGAGGACGTCGCCGCCCAGATCCATGAGCTCGGCGAGCGGACCGGCGTCACGTTCCTGAACGAGGAGGCGCTCGCTCGAGCTCTCGGTGCCGGGGCGACCGCAGCCGCAGGGGCAGTACCACCTACAGAGGCTCTGGCCCAGGCACAACAGGAGCTAGCTCTGGCCCAAGAGGAGGCGGCGGCCGCAGCCCGCGAGGCGCGCCGGGCCGAGCTCGCGCTGGTCGGTGGGCTCCTCGGGCTCGTCTCGGCCGCCCAGGATGTGGCCGATGCCGAGAAGGAGGTCGACCGCCTCCGCAAGCGAGGCAAGGAGGGGACGCAGCTCTACAGAGACGCCGTCCAGGAACTCCTCGGCACTCAGGTGAACATGACCGAGATGTTCCGTGACCAGGCCGACGAGATGATCGCGAACGGCGTCTCCCAGGACAAGCTCATTCGGCAGCTCTTCAAGCTCGGCCGCCAGGTGGGCCTGACCAAGGGCGAGATCCGCAAGCTGCTCTCTGAGCTCGGGATCTGGGAGGGCAGGCTCAACCGCCTAGATGGCAGGATCGTCGAGACAACGGTCCTGGCGAACTACGTCACCTCCGGTACGCCCCAACAGGGCGCCGGGGGGGTGGCCGAGGGTGCCATCGTCCGGGCCGCACACGGCCTGATCACACGCGGCCCGGTCATCCTGGCCGGCGAGGGCACCTACCCGACGTTCGCCGGCCGCGGCGCCGAGGCCGTGATCCCACTCGGGACGCGCGGGATCGCGATCCTGGCTAAGGCGCTCCAGCTGGCGATGGCCGGCGGGGGCGGGATGGACGTCGGCCGCCTCGAGCGCGCCCTCGAGCGTGGCCACGGACACCCGATCCAGATGGACTCGCACGACGTCGGCCGCGCTCTCGAGCGCCGAAGGGAGCGACTGGGCTAGATGGCACTCGACGTCGGCACGTTCGAGATCGTCGACAAGAACAACGTCGCCACGCTACTGGTGGATCTGAATGACACGGACGGGACCTCCGGGACCCTTCCAACGGGCGTGACCTCGATCGTGCGGGAGCTCTCGTTGGGCAACTCCCCCCTGCAGGGGGAGCACATCTCCGCGCCCGGCGGCATCGGTGGGATCTCCGTCGACGTCCGGGACCAGCTGGTGGCCATGCACTGGAACCAGGCGCTGCTGAACCCCGAGGCGACGCCGTACGACGACCTCCGCACCGCTGCTCGCAAGATCGTGCGCCGTCTCCGCGAGGGCCACATCATCAAGATCATCTTCTCCGGGTCAGCGGTCACGCAGTTCGTCCGGCTTGAGCCGTCCATCGCCGGCGGGGCGCTCTTCGAGGATCCAGATGACCTGTTCCGGGGCCTCACGTCCGGCAATTACCCGGACGGGATCCCGATCGAGGTCTGGCGTCAGCCTCAGATCGAGCTCGCTTCGGCCAACCTGCTGAGCGCCGCTGCAATCTCGAACGCGAACCTCGCGGGCGACGAGCTCGCGAACAACTCGACCGCGAACATGCGCTCGCCGGCGAAGATCTCGGTCAAGGTCGCCGCGGCCGCCGAGGTCGCGCAGGTGATCCTGGGCGTCCGGTCCAAGGGCAACCTGACCGAGTTCCGTACCCTCTACCAGTTCGTTCCCACCACGCCGGCCGCGATCACCACGGCCTGGGCCCTCATCTGGTCCAAGGTGATCACCCCGACCGATGTACAGGCCCTCGCGGGACGGTTCCGGCTGTTCGCCGGCGTGAAGCCCGACGCCGCGGTCGTCTATCACTTCAGCCTCCGATGGGCCACGGCCGACATCCAGCCAGCGGGCAACGTCGCGGAGGAGGTCGTGCTCGATCTCTCCGACTACGGGGGCGGGTTCTCCGAGTTCGCCGATGTCGAGCTCGGTTCGGTGGACTTCCCCTCCACGGCCGAGAAGCTCCGCCTCGAGCTATGGGCCCGGGTGGAGTCCGCCGGCTCCGCGACCTGGGACCAGGTGACGCTCGTGCCCGCGGACGAGCGGTTCTGCATCGTGCGCTCGCCGGGACTCGTGAACGAGTTCGCTCGGCTCGGCATCCGTGGCGACGAGATGACGCTCTCGGGCGCCACGACCAACGACGACGGGGTGGCCACGCTCGACGCCCTCAACGACTTCGCGGAAACGCCCGCGGAGACGCTCTCGGCCGGAATCTACATCTGGCAGTTCCTCGGCAAGGTCCGCAACAAGGACAAGACCCGGGTCAAGGTCGGGGAGTTCCAGATCTTCGAGGCGGCCGTGGCGGTAGCGACGATTGATCTGTTCGCGAAGAAGGGCCGGATCTTCACCTCGTATGGCAACAAGCGCGTCAAGCGGATCGTCTTCAAGGCCACCGGTGCCGCCGCCTACAAGGCACGCGTGACCTACACCGCAGCGACGTCGACGAAGCTCGACATCCGGGTGCGCAAGATCGTCCGCTCGTTCATCCCGATCGTGGGCAACAACCGCCAGTTCGTCCTCGACGGCCCCAACCGGACCGCCTACATCGCCGACTCCGCCGGCAAGCGACTGTGGCCGGCCGACGTCGAGGGCGGCCTCCCGGATCTCGCGCCCGACAGCTCGGTCATCATCGCCCGCCTCGGGGACGCATCCACGGCCGCCAGGTTCCTGGACGCCGACGATCGCGGCCCCCTCACGATGGCCGTCCCGGACCGCGCGGCCACGCTCACCGTTGACGTCGTTCCGTACGGGACGCACTGATGGGCTCCTACGATCCCGCTGGCTCCATCGTGCACGTGATCACGGGGCGCGACGGCGACATCGCGTTCCCGTTCATCGGGGGCTGGGAGTCCGAGGAGGAGGCCGACGGCGGCTACCTCGGAGCCTCCGGGGTGATTCCCGCCGAGCTCGTGCTCGCCCGGTCGAACGTGTACCGGGCGAAATCCATCTGGCGCTCGTTCCACGCCGAGTCCGGCACGCCCGTGTGGGCAGGGCAGCTCGAGCAGCCCGAGCTCGACGGCTCGGGGACCGCTCGTCTCGTGGGCCGCGGCTGGGGCCAGATCTACGGGGAGCGGAGCTTCGACCGGGTCATTTACCAGCAGCGTGGCGTCCGTGGCTGGAGCGACGCCGCCTCCGAGCCATTCTTCGACGACACCGACAACTCGACTGGGATCGGGCACGTTTGGACGCTCGACATCGGCAACGGGTCGCTCCGGTGGCGCTGCCACCGCCACGGCTCGAGCACGGGTCAGGTGGCACCGCCGGCGGTCTTCTACGCGCCGGGCCAGGAGCTCCAGCGCTTTGCCTGCACGGTCCGGGCCGATGGGAACGCGGCGAACGCCCCGAAGCTCGTGATCCAGGCGCTGAACGATGCAGATATCCCGATCGCCTCCTACGGCGGGTCGGGCGAGATGCACAACGCGGCACTCACGATCCCCTCGACGACGACGCTGGACCTCGATCTCACGTCGACGCCGCTCGTCGGAGTGAAGCGATACCCGGTTACGCTCATCGTGGTCTTCGTCTCGCTCGCCACGATCACAGCCGATCACGCGTTCGTGGAGCTCGACAAGGTCCGGGTGAACGGCGCGGCTGGCGACGACAGCTTCTCTGCCTCCGAGCTCGCGCGCGATCTCGCCGAGCGCCTCGACGTGTCGCCGGCGGGCGTGGACAACTCCGAGGTGAACATCCTTCCCTACACGCTGAAGGCCGGGAAGACCGCGGCCGAGGCGCTGGACTTCGCGGCGATCCTGGCCGGCTACCGGTGGCTGTTCCTCGACACGGGCAGGACCCCGATGCTTGACTTCGCCCGCTACTCCTCGCGCCGTTACACCGTCGTTGACGAGCGTCAGCCGCTGCGGCCGATCGCGCTCCCGGTCTACGACTCGGTCTCGGTGCCATTCCGGTACTCCGACGATCGATCGGAGGACGTCGTACGGGCCTCTGTGGACCTGAGCCTGCCCAACGCCCAGGACTTCGGGCCCCTCGAGCTCGAGAACCCGATGCCCGACCGCGACGTGGCGTCAGACCTCGCCGACCGTGTCCTGGCTTCCATCTCCAAGCAGCGGTACGGCGGGGACGGGGTCCTCGCCCAGGTCGTGGAGGAGTCAGGCGCTGTGGTCTCCGCCCACGTGCTGCACGCCGGCGACGAGCTCGCACACCAGCCCACCGGGATCAAGGGCCTGTGGATCCAGAGCCTGCGGCGGAGCGACGCCGGTGTCGAGGTCACGTACGGCGACTACGCCCGGAAGATCGAGACCGCCGTGATGCGGACCCGCCGGCGTCTGCGCCGCCGCCGCCTCGCCGCGTGACCCAAAGACGATCACACCTCGAAGGAGGGATCCCCCCCATGCAGCGTTACCAGGTGCGACAGCACTCCAAGGAGTGGAACGACAAGGGGCCGGACCTGCTCCACACGCGTCGTAGCGCCATCGAACGGACGGTCGACCTCCTCGGCGATGCCGGCCCCTGGCACTGGCGGAAGCGTGGGACGGGGGGCGCGTGGATGCCGTGGCGCAAGCTCGGCGACCGCCAGGCGGTCGGTGTATGGCTCGAGGAGGCCCTGCCGGGGTTCAACGACGGACAGATGGGCCAGCTCGCCCGCCCGTCCGGAGCCAACCTGATGGTGCAGACCGTCGCGATCCGTGCAGCCCAGGTCGCGGTCCCGGACCTCGCCAACGCCACCGGGCGAGCCGAGATCACCCACGGGCTCGTACGGCACGCCTTCGGTGACATCCGGTTCGCCGGCTGCTCCGTCTGCAA